AGACTGTTGTTAATGTATTTGAATCTAAATTTGAGTTGACTCCACCTCCAGTTAAATATCTTACAGTTAATGCTGTATTTGAAGGGGCAATTCCATATGTTCCAGTATATAAAAAGTTAACAGGTGAATAAGCTGCTGTTAATTTATCTTGCATAAATGGTAATCCTATACCTACATTATTTGCATTGGGTGTAATTTCTTCATCTGTATCATTTGGGGAGCCAGCTCCAAATTGAAGTTGGGTTTTAGTATTTGATATTATACGAGAAGCAAATCTACGTTGAGCTTTTTTAAGCCTTAATAAATATGAAGCATCCGTTCCACTGTTAGGATCATTTATATTAGTATTTTTAATTGGGTCTAATACCATTTCTTGTCCTAAATGATCTACTTCATACCATTTATTTCCATCAGAATCAACAACATCTAGTATTTTAATAAAATTATTTGAATTAATATCTATTGTATTAAATTGAATAGGTTCTATAAAATTAAATGTAGATGTATTAATTGTAGCTGAAATGGCATTTCTGCTTTTCTTTAATAAGAAATATTGAGGGATATTACCTGCAATTTGATAAATAGAAATTTCTGTTGGGTCTTGAGAACTTGAAACAGAAAAATCAATTTTATCTTGTATTAAAAATGAGGTACCATTTTGAGATGATACCGTTGTATTTTCTCCAATTGTTAAAGCATAATCATAGTCAGGAACATATTCTGTACCTACTTGTTTAGCTGGTAATTGTTGGTAAAAATCTATTGTAGCTTGGGCAACTGTTGAAACTTTAGGAGTATAACCAAACATATATGCCAATTCATAAATATTGTTTGTTTGTTGGGCATATTGTATAAATGTTTCTTGCAATTGATTATCTAAATAGAAACTTAAAACATCACCAACATATGCTGATTGCTCCATAAACATCATACCAGGTGATGAGGGAGAGAAATCATTATATGTGTTAGGGAAATATGTTTTAGAATATTCAATTAATCGTTGTCTAAAATCTGAAAAATCACGATTAATATATTTTATATCTCTATTTGTATTGGCCATTTTTAAAGTTGGATTTCTAAAGTATCAGTTATATTAGTGTTAACTACTGAATATTTAAGGGTTACGGTAATTTGGTTTAAGTCTTCTTGTCCTGTGACAATTAAATCATTCACTGCTATATTAGGAAAATAAGTAGATATTTTAGAATTTACATCTTCTCTAAGAAAATCTAAATTATCTGTTGTAATTTGTTCAAATATAAAAGTACGTAATCCACCCCCGAATGTTGGATTTAATGGGCGTTCTCCAGGATTAGTTAGAAAAAAATTAATTAAATTGTTTTTAATGGCATCTCTGGTTTGGTAATTTGAAATAAAAACAGCAGAACCATTTAATGGAAGATTTACCCCAACAGCAGCATTTGCATTTAAATCAATTGGATATATTTGTTGAGGATCAAATGCCATTATTTACTATTTAAAAGTCCCATAATTTGGTCCATTCCTACTTCTCCCATTCCTAAATTACCATTTACCGGATCGCTTGATTGTGGTCTAAATGTTTGTTGAATGTCATTTGAAGTAAAACTTAAAGCTGTTTCCCCCAATACATCTTTATACTTTTGTCTTAAATCCATTGTTGGTTGAGTAAATGTTGGTTTTGGAGTTTCTATAGGTTGAATAGATTCCTTTACAATTGTTTTGGGTGCACGAACCGCTTCCAATAGAATATCTTTTAATTCTTCTTGAATTGCTTCTCTAACTGCTTCTTTAATAATTTTTTTAAAATCTGTACTTTTCATATGATTATAAATATAGGGTTAATCTGCTTTTAAATTATTTTGTTGTATATAAAATACAAGTTCATCGATTAATATCTGATCAACTGAACTGAAAGACCAATCTCCTTGCAACATTACAACACCATTTTTATTTGTTGCAATAGCACGTCTACGTTTTAATGGTTTATCTGTTACTTCAGTTTCAACCCCCATTGTAAAACCATTTACTACAGTAACTACAGGAGATGATTGGGTTGCTTGTTGTTGGGTTAAACGAATTAATTCACCAGATATTTGTTCTTGAGGAGTACCTGGGGAGCAATGCTGGACTAGACTATCAAGTAAACTTAAATATTGAACGGCTTGGGTTAATACTTGTCTTAAGAGTACTAATACAACTAATAAACCTGCATTCGTTGCTTTTAAACCATCAATGGTTTTACTTAATATTTTATTGATTCCTGGAGGGAGTGGATTAATGAATGATGGAGTATTATCAGCTGTAAAAAGAGTAGCATCAAGAAGAATTAAAATACCCTCAGTTATCCCTAATGCTTTAGTAGTATTATCTATTATTTTAAGAGCATTATTTAATTGTTTAACTGTTTTATTTTTACGAGATATTATTTTACTTAATTCTTCTGGGGTGGGGCATGAGATTTGATCTTTTACATCATCCGCTTTAGTTTTCCCATTGGCTATTAATTTACTTACTTTGGTTATTCCAAATTGAGCTATTAAAGTTAATACAAGGGGTATTAAAGTTGATTTAAGATTACCTATAAGATCTGTTAATTTTTTTTGAGAAAAATATTTAAAATCTTTTTTTGAAGATGAAATTTCCTCTATCTGTTTAGTATCTAATTGGGATGATTTAAGTTTATCTAATTCAAGACCATCTTGAATAGGATTTAATTGAATAACACCCAAATCTTCTTTTGCAGTACCATCTCCTTTATATGGGATTTTTTCTATAGACTCATATCCCGGAGCTGATATAATTACTTTAGGGACTTCACCAGTAGTGTCTATTGAAGATGTTAATTCAATTGATAGATTATTACTCATTTTTAATTAGTTTTTACTCCTTTAATAGGTTCACCTGTTTTTGAATCAATTACTGTTGCATTTACTACAACATTTGCTGGTTTGGGTTGGGAACCATATTTTGGATAAGTATTGTCTATTAAAGTAAATATATAACCAAATGTTCCTACTTGTTTTTTAGATACTTTAGGAACTCCTACTCCTTTTAAAAAAGTTAATTGTATTGGGTTTTTTGAAATAACTGCTTTGCCATTACTATCTGTTATAGAAAATTGAGTTGTATATCCAGTCCATTGGTTATTAGAACTAAATACAAAGAAAAATCCAGTACCTGTTGATCTTAATTCATATACCCCATCAGGGAGAGAAAATTTATCTACGTTTCCCCAATTATATTGATCTAACATATCATATACATAAGGTCCAATGTAATTTTGTTTACGTTGATCTATATCTCTAGCATATTGGGGATTCCATATAGGAGTTTTATATTTGGGGCTTGAAAACGGGTCTATAGTTGAAGGATCTTGAGCCATATTATGTAGTTTTTACAAAATTAGATTTAATACTGTCTATTTGTTGAAGAACAGTATTTAAATTATTAGCTGCTATGTTAGCTATAGGCCCAACAACTGGGTCAGGGGAAGGTACTCCTCCAGGGAATATTTGGAGTGTTTTTAATGCTGTGGATATGTTAAGTAGTTCTGTGATTACTCTTTTTAAAATTTCTACAGTATCATCTCCTTTTAAAACAGGTTGAGTTGCATTTTTAGACCCTAATTTAATGTCATTTCCATCAAAATATATTTGTTTGGCTTCTACGTTAATACTGTTATTTGATGATAATCCAATGGAATTCTGTCCACTAATTAAAACACTATCAGATTTTGCGTTTAAAATTATTCTATCTGAATTAAGTATTATTTGGGGGGAGGTAAAAGTTGATGGGGTTATTGGTGGGGTTTTATAAGAATTGAAATTCTCATTTGATAAACTAAATGGGATCTTTTGAGTAGAAGTTAACCAAATTGAAGATAAATCATTTTTTATATTTTCTGTAATTGGGATCCAACCTTCACTTGAAGCATTTAATGGTTGACCATTTCTTAAAATAGTAATTGGATCCCCATTTTCTCCTGAGGTTGACCAATTATTAGCATATTGGCTTTTTGATTTTGCAGTGTTACCGAATCTTAAACTGTTTCCAAATCTACCCTCATGTAATATATCCCCAGCAAAAGGCATTAATGGATGAATATTGCTTTTTTCTACAAATGTATCTTGACTTGGGTTTACTAGGTTATTTGGGTTTAAGGTTGGGTTTTGTGGGTTGTTTATTTGAGTTACACCTAATTCTGTTTGTTGATAAGAATTTATTTTGGATGTTTCTTTTAAAACTTTATTAATTGTTGGGGGGAGAGCATTAAAATGTGGGTTACTCCAAGTATTTACTGAAGTTAAATAGTAATATTCTCTTTTGAAATTGCTACTAGCTCCTAATGTTGGTGTTGGGAGATAAAAACAATAAACTAATTCGTTTATCAGTGGGTAATTTTTAATATTAGGTAAATATGACTTAGCTATCCTTTCAACTCCAACATTATCTACACCTACAGGTTCAAAAAATATAACCCCTATACCATTAGTTCCTAATCCTACTTCAGTATATCTTGGGTGATTTTCATCTAAAATTATATCCGTAACCCTTCCTACTATATTAGATCCAGTATTTGATTTACTAGATGTTGAATTTTTTGGGTTAAGATTATTTAGTGCACCTGATAGGCCAGCTTTATTTATCATCTTTAGAATTAAATTTTTTAACTTCTTGTAATAATTGAGCTTTTTCCTCTTCAGTCATACCAAATCCTTCCTCACTTGATTTACCACTAGCAATTGCACGTTGGGCAATAGTAGCCATTTTAATCAATTGTTCATCATTTTTAATACCTAATTCCATATATTCCTTGATTAAAGGAACTATTAAAGTAGCATCGCCTATGTCTGTGATAAGGGGTTTTAATTCACCTATTAGAGCGTTAATTTGGGCTTCTTTTTTCTTTGAATTTTCGTAAATTTCTTTTAATAAATCAGAGAATTTTTTCTTACCCCAAATATTTTCTTCTAAATTACTCATAGTATTTTTTGGGTATAAATATGAAAAATTACAAGGATTGAAACTCTATATATCCTTGATCTAAATAAAATAAATAATTCTTTTTAAATATACTATATAATAAGTTTGCTATTTTTGTAATTTTGGGTGTTTTAGCATTTGGAATCATTTCATGTATGTAGATGTAAAGAGCTTTTTTATTAAAAATATCAATTTGATCCCTTTTTCTAAATAGTTCTAGAATAGCATCTGCAATTTTCGCATCGTATTCTTTTGGAAAAAAATTATAGATGTTTTCTGTTGTATAATTAACATATTGGTCTATAAAAAACGATAATTTATCTTTTTGGGGGGAGGATGTTTCTAAAGTATAAGAATAAGAATCATCTTGTTCTAATTCAATGATAGATACCTTTTTAATTTTACTTTTATAATTTTTATCATTATATAATATACACCAACGTTTTACTATAGTACCAAAATATGAATATGCTTTAGCACCATTCTCTGGGTTGAAAAGATGGATTTTAGATAATAAAAATACTATGATTTCATGTTGTAAATGTTCTAAATCTTCTACTTCAGTATGGTAAAATTTAAAAGTATGGATTATATTTTGAGTTAATTTAAAAAAGGCGTAATGTATTTTTTTTTCATATATTTTACTTTTTAAAATAGGATCCAAAGTATTATTATATAATACAATAGCATCTTCGGTTTCTTGAGTAAAATAATTTTTACTTTTAGGTTTTCGTTTTTTAACTTTATATTTATTGATTGAGTGTCCTTCGTAATATAAGATACTATTATGGATGTAAGTATCTAATTCTTTAGTTGAGGATATAAGATTTAAACTACATGAAATTTGTATTTTATCATAATCATTTATTTCAGAGGATGATATATGAGTATAGATAAGTTTTTTAGCTCCATTTAAGTCATTTATATTATTTAATTCAGGTAAAATTTTAATTAATATAGACTCATAATTTGGGGTAGATAATGACATAAATTAGTATTTTCTAATATTGAATTCATTTAATATTTCTTGGATTTGTTTTATACCTTTAAAAATAGAACCTACTTCATCATCTGTTTTAAAAGCCCCATTATAATCTAATTCTTTAAGTTTTTTATCTGAGATTTCAATCACACGGGATAGTCTATCTAAATAGTCAACATAACCAACCACAATATCTTCTGCTTTTTCATTTTTCTTGAGAAGATTAAAAGTCGTGAATCCTAGAATCACGACTAAAACTGCTAATACGCAGCAAACAATTGTTAAAACTATCATATACTATCTAATAAATTTTTCAAACCATCACTTTTAAACGAACTTAATGCTTTTTCCTTTGTTGAGGTTTTTTTAGACATGTTTGGTTTATTCCCTAATGTATAATTTCCTTTTCCGGTATCCACGGACTTCTTACCTTCTTTTAACTTAGGTAACCATTCACGTTCAAATTCAATACGTGCTGCCATTAAATCTGCTTGGTGGAGTATAAAAGGTAAAGATGTTCTTGGTTTTTGTCCTGGGATGAATCCTGTAAGGTATTTTTTATTAGCTTCATCATATAAACCATCATGGGTCTGAATAGCTATCATTTCATTAAACGTGTAAAAAATACTATGGGATTGAAGTAGAAATAATCCTCTATCTGGGACTGAAGCAAATGGGATTTTTTCATTAAACATATAATCTTCTCCTAATTTATCTTTACGCCATTGATCAGTCTGAGGGATATAAGATTCTTCATTTTCATCTCCCATTTTACCTAAATCATGATTTAATGCTGAAAATACTAATTCTTCAACTGTAAAAGTAGTCATATCTGCTCCTTCACTTGCCCATAAATCATACTGTTTTAAAGCACATCGAATAACTCGTAAAACATGTTCTATATATCCCCCAGGGAAAGCATTATGATATTCTTTTTTATGCGCGGCAGGCATTAACATTAAACGTTCAGAATATTGATTATAAAATTCTAAAACTTTTTCTTTACGTGGGGATGAAATATAACCATCAATATATGATATTAATTCTTCCCAATTATCTTGGATTTGTTCGGCTGTCAAATTCATAACTTATTTTATTTTTAATTAATCTTCTCTTTCAATTATCGATTGGGTATCATCTCTTAATTCCTCAATCTCTCTTAAAATTTCTCTTGCTGCTTCAATATTTCTTTCATTTAAGGCATGTCTTAATCGCTTTAAGCGATTTTCCATAGATTCCATCCTTCTCAATACTAATTCTTTATATTTCATATTTATTTATTTATATTATTTTAATTTTTATTTATTATTTTATATTAATATTTCATATCATTTTTTTATTAAATAATTGTTAACATAAATTCAATTGATGAAGATAATAAAAATTCTTTGGGGAATCAAGCTTCCCTTAAATTCTTTTGTAAGAAATCTTGAATTTTTTTTAAATGGGCACATTTTTCATACTCTTCGGTACTCTCAAAATAACGAATACATAACTTTATTGAATTAATAAAATCTTCATTTACATTATTTTTTAAAGCAATTTTCCATTCTTTTTTTCTCACATTACAATCTTTAACCCAAAAATACGCTCTAGTATACATCATATATTCTCCAGCCTCATCAATTCCTTTAACATCTAATTTAGGATCAGCTTTAGAGAAAAATTTTATAATTTGTTTTGAAAATGCATTCCCATTTAAGATTAATTTCTGAAACATGCCTAATTTAAAATGGGGTGTTTCTTTATAAATTTCTAATTCTAATTCAATTTTTTTATTTTCCTCATTATCTGGGAAACCGAATAAAGAGAATATTTTATTTAGAGACATAAATTATATGATTAATTATTTTAAGTGGTTAAATCCCCTGTTAATTAATTGATTTTATATGTTTAATTTTTAATTCTAAATCAACCAATTGAATTTCCATATCTACAATTTCTTTTTTTACTTCATCATATGCTTTAATAACATTAACAAAATCAGGATTTGCAGGGTGATATTTCCAAAGTTCATCCATTACATTATAATTACTAACCAAAACATTTTGAAGATCACATATTTTATCTTCTAGGTCACGTAATTCCATATCTACTATTTGTTGATAAATATTATTCATTTTTAAATGTATTTATTTCCTATTTGTTTTATAATTTGTTGGGCTTCTTCTAATGAGACTTTAAAAAATTCTCTTTGTTTATTTACACGTTGCTTTTTAAAATATTTATGAACTTCTTGTTCTATACGTTCCCCTTTAAAACACTTATAAGCCCACTCAACATCAAACCCAAGAGGAACTCCTGTCCCTCTAGAAATTTGGGATGCTCTTTCAAACGGATCAAGTTTAGTATAACCTATTTTCAGCATCCCCGGTATTGCAGGATTAGTAAGTATATACACCCATTCATCACCTTCATGGTTAGTATATAGGCCTCGTTTTTTATTCGTGTAATAAGTAATAATATCCCACCCATCTTGATCAGTTTTAACCGTAAAATAAGTAGGTGAATTTTCAGAATAATCTTCACTACAAGGGATAAAAGCCCTTGCTTCCTCGTCTGTTAAACGTTCCATATAACCTTTATTTTTAATAATATCAATTATTACTTTTAGAATCTTGCTTTAGCAGCAGACCCTTTATACCAAGGTAATCCTTCTCTGCTTCGACACGCCTCTTTCCACTTCTCCTCCGTATATTGGATTCCATTTAAATAATATTCTCTTTTACGCGTGTTTCCTTCAGGTATTAACGCGGGTCCTTCCCAATTATGTAATTTACCATCAAACATATACATTTCGGTTCCATCAGCTGTTTTGATTTTTTTAGATGGTTGATACTTTTTGTTTTCCATGATTTTTAAATTTATTTAAAACTTTATAATTTACAATTCAATACCAAAAATAACTTCTCCTAGTTTTGTTCCCAATGCAAACCCAGCCACAAGAGCTAGTAGAGGTGAACTAATCAAAAATGCAATACCTAGTGTTACAATGATTGAGATAAATGTGATTGTTGTTTTCATGACCTTTATTTTTTAAATTATTAATTTTTATTATACTTTGAATATACGAATAAGAAATACATGGGCCAAGGGCTTTTTAACTTTTAAGTTAATTTTCCTTAAGAAATAACCAAGGAATACATTCCTGTTCCTCTTAAATAATATGTCGTCCCAGTAACCGCGGAACTTGGAGTAAATTTAAAACTGGAAACACCAGGTTGTACAACAACAGAGGAAATATAAGAAGATGTTACTAAATTCATTGAAGCCGAGGTAACGTAAGAGCCACTAAAATTTGTTGGGGAAGTGGAATCATAGTAACCGTTTGAGTTACGAGTTGTTTCCATGGTAAAATAAGAGGATCCACTTGGGTTAGTAAACGTAAATGTTTTTAAACCTGAAAGATTTTCACCAATTGAACCGGTTCCATATAATTGAGTATAAGTGTAAGATGCCATTTATTTTTTTGGTATACATATGTCAAGTAAACATAAGTGGGCACATAAGAATATGGCTATAAATCCTATAGCAAAATATACTGGTATTTTAAGTAAGTTTTTTATCATGTTTAGAGTTTGGATATAAATATCCCGTATATAATTCCTAGTACTGTACCTATTATTGTTGATATAACTAATAATTTTATCATTTTATATTGTTTTATTTGAAATATACGTATATCCTATGTCGATACCAAAGAATTTTATAAAAAAGAAATTTTGATTCTTGTGGGGTTTTATCCCTTTTGGTATTTTGGGATTTTGGGATGTGTTTGTGGGTATATAGTTATATACAATGTCGATGTGTAAAGATCGTTTACGAGCTGTGAAGTGGTCTAAATGCCCTTCCCCAATACCTCCGCCGTATATTGATATCAACGTACGTGGTATTATAGCCTATTCCCCGCCGTAATATATACCATATATATACCATATTACAGGAGCCTATTCCCCGGGGTTAAGATTTAAAAAAGAAAACCACCTATTCCTAGATGGCCCTTCCTCCTTCCTAATTTATTTAAAACACATGTTCCCCTCTCTCAAATCCTGGGATATATATTTCTAATACTTCATCCATCACTTCCTCTGTAAACTCCTCTCCATTATTATCCTCTTCAAAATATATAAAACTATCTAACAATTCCTCTAAACTTAATTTACTCCAATCCCTAAAACTATTTTCTCCCATTCCCATAAACTCTAAAAACTCTTTTTCTCTTCCTTCAACTAAAACATTTAATCTTTTTAATAACATTTCTCTTTTTTCCTTCATAACTTTAATTTTAAATTATTTATTTTTAATTATATTTAAATATACTAAATTTATTTTATTAATTTTATTCCTTAATATAATCTTTTAAAAACATAATTAACTCTTCATCACTCATAAAACTTTTCTCTATATCTCCCTCTTCTATATAAATGTCCCATTTCTGATATGCCCCTTCAACTATATCTATTTCATCATTTATATTTAAATAAAAATCATCTTCATATCCACTATTATCATCCCCAACATAATTAACTTTTAATCCTAATTCTAATTCTAAATTTAATTTTAAATCTTTCATTTTTTATATTTTTAAATTATACTTAAATATACGATATTAATTTAAATTAAATTAGTCCCTAACATACCATTACATTTTATATCCGCTTCAATCAATTGTGAACGTAATTCGCGGTCTGGTTCTATGTTTAACATTAACAACGCTGAATATAAACTATTCCACGCACTCGATTTTAATTCAAATTGTTTATTATGACCAAATAATGTTTCCCATTCTCTCATCACCACCCACGCTTTAGCTTCTGCTAGTTGGAGTTTTTGTATCATGTCAACTCTTCTCATATTAATTCCATCTAATTACACACTCATCAAACTCTAACACTCCAAGTAAATTTGGGTTTAAAATTATTCCACAAGCCATTTCTTGTTTCAATAATAACTTCATTAATTTTATTTCTGCTTTTGTCATAACCTTTATTTTTTAATATATAAATTACTTACTACTTATTTTAATCATTGTTAAATAAACTCCAATCAAACTTAAATAAACTAAACTACCTAACATATCTTTTCTTTTTTATTTATAACACAATATACGAATCTTACTTTATCTTTTTATTTCCTTTCTAAAAAACTCTTTATTATTTCTAATTAATCTTAATAAACTTTTCTCATCTTTTCTAAACAAATATCCATAACTTCTAAAGAAATTATAATTTAAACATAACTTTTCTCCTTTAAGAGTTTCTACAAATTCAATATAATTCAAACTATCATTTTCAAATAAAAATACTTTATCATCTTTAACATTAATTTCATTAAAATCATTTTTTAACTTTTCAAATAAAAACATCAATTTTTCTTTCATCTTTATCATTTTTTAATTATACTGAAATATACGAATTATTTATTAATATTAATAGTCCTTAATAATCTAATTTAATTATACAAAACTTTTCATCTTCATCTCCATCAAAATCCCCACTATCATCAAAACCATCTCCTTTATACACTTTTTTCACATCAACTTTAACCATAAACTCATCTCCATCACTATCAAATTCACCTAATACAATCATTTTAGGATCAAATTTACTTAATTTCTCAATCAATTTTTCTACTGTCATAACTTATCTTTTTTATTTATACTTTAATATACGAATTATTTTTAATATATGTTATTCCTCAACTAACCATTTTAATTCAAAATCACCTTTAACTTCAACAATTTCATATACACCTTTTACTTCTTCTAATAATTCTTCAAAAGTAATTTCATCAACATCATAACCACAACTTTCAATTACTTCATCTTTAGTATCACAATAACTAATACCATAACAATTTTCTAAATCAACTTTTAAATACTTTATCATTTTTATCATTTTTTAATTATAACTAAATATACGAATTTAATTTTATTATTCTATATCCTTGGTTAATTCAATTATATCACTATTACTAACAAATACTTTAAAATTCTCAAAAAACCAACCTTTAACTACTTCAAATTCATTATCAAACAATTCACATTCATACATTTCAATAATTAATTCAGTTAAATCATCAACTAAATAAAAATAATTCCCATCATTAACATCAATTACTAAATACTTTTTCATTTTATCATTTTTTAATTATAACTAAATATACGAATTAATTAATTAAAAAAGGTAGCCTAAGCGGCTACCTCATTATTATCTGATTTATTCATTTTAGGTCGTCCTCTTTTAACTAAACCTAACTCTCTTTTTTCATTTAACTCTTTTATTCTCTTTTGTCTTTCAGAGTTTTCATTTACAGGTCTTCCTAATTTTAACTCACCATTTTCTCTCTTCTCTTCTAATGTTTTCAACCTCATCTGTCTTACACTCTCTTCATTCACTGGTCTCCCTCTTCTCAATTCACCATTTACCCTTTTCTCTTCTAATTCTTTTAATCTAATTTGTCTAACACTACCTTCATTAACCGGTCTACCTCTTTTACCTGTTTTTTCTATTACTTCTATTTTAATCATTTCTTCTAATACTACACTCTTCATAGTATGTGCTTTTGTAATTCCTAACTCTAAAGCTCTTTTAACTAATTCTTTTCTTTCCATAACCTTTATTTTTATTTTTATTTATACTTAAATATACGAATTACTTATTAATTATTTACTTCCTCAGCTAATTTCTTCAAACACTCTGGGCACCCTACCTCTTCAATACCTTCATAACGAGCATGATTAGAACTTAAAGCCGGTGTCCCACATAAATTACCTGACCCAGGTCCAAACCCTGATTTATAAGCATGTGCTGTTCCTGACCATACATTTCCTTTATTTCCAAAAATTGAATACTCAGGTCCTAATGTTTTAATGTTTACTTTTTCCATAACTTTTTATTTTTAAATTATACTTAAATATACGATTCAATTTTAAACTAATTTAATCCTTAAATTTAACTATTAAATACTCAGCTGAATTAATATCATTATAAACCAAATCCTCAAATGAATAGGAACCTGTGTTTTGGAATGTTATTTTTACCTGACTATCCCAATTTGAATATCCACCTATTTTCTTAAAACGGTATTCCATATTCTTTAATTGTTGGAGTGTCTCCTTTTTCCTAATTGTACTTGCTCTCATAACCTTTATTTTTGTTTTAAATATACGAAACTGATTTTAATTAATTTTATCCCCTTGACATTCTATATAAAACATCCTCATCAGTTAAAAATTCTATAAACCAATTATCTTCCATTTTAATAAACACTATATGTCTGAAAGGTTTAGTCCTTTTTCTATACATTTTAACAATATCCTTCTTTGAAGCTCCATCATAAGTGATATCTGGGTTATCATTCATCCATTTTGTTACAGCGTTTTTTACATCTTGTTCGGATTCTACTATATATCCTTCACATACCATTAATTTACCTTTCATAACTTTTTATTTTTAAATTATACTTAAATATACGAAACTGATTTTAATTATCTTACTCCCCTAAAATATCTTTTAAATAACTTTTTAAGTAATCAATTACATCCTCACCATCAAATCCTTCTTTCTCAATTAAATCTTCACCTATTAACTCAACAACCTCTATAAATTGTTTTAAGTGGTTTTGGTTAATTAATCCTTCTAAACGGTCTAAATTTGTCATAACTTTTTTTTCTTAAATATACGATATTATTTTTAATTAATTTACTCCCCTGAATTCTTATGTTTTGATTTTCTTGTATATTTTTTCTTATTCCTATAAATGTTAGGGCGAGTGGCTTGATTTATTTCAGCCTGAGTTATTTGAATTGTTTTCATTTTCTTTTTTATTTTAAATATACGAAAACAGAACGGTGGCCTACATTCCCATGTAAGCTTTTTTTCTTTTTAAATTAAATTAAACACTTTTTTGCTTGTAGGTCCTGAGAGTACTGTTGTGTCCAAAGCTGTTGCTACTCGTTACCCGTTTCCTGCGTTGTGTTCTATGATAAATATATGATCTTTTTCCCTTTTAACCAAACTTTTGTATATACTTTTGGAGAGAAGTTAAGGGGGTGTGTGTGATGTGTCGGGGGGTTAGACCTTGCACTTTTCCACCCCACCCACTGTCTCCCTCACTTGTCATATACTATCATATTATTTTACTTTTTCATTACCCTCTACATTCCATTTACCCTACATTTTGTCATATACGGTAATTTTCCTTTGGTGATTTTCTTGTGATATAACGGGTAATTTTCCTTTGATGATACATTTGGTGATTTTCTTGTAATAGTCGTTTTAACACACTAATTTAATTTCCTATACACAATACTAATTAATAGCAAGTATAATTTTTCTTTCATCTTTTATTATTTTAAATTTATACTTAAATATACGAACTTTATTTTAAGATACTCTTTCCTTTATTTCTAATGTTTTAAGATCTTTAATATACTCCTTTGTATCCATTATGTAAGTACCTAAATTTTCTCCCGTTTCATCATCTTTAATGTATACTTTTGTATAACCGGGACTTCTACAATCATTGTAGTTATGGTTGTAGTATTGTGTTTGATGGATAAAATATATTTTTCCCATAAACATTACTCTATGATACTGAACATGAGCAAATGTGTTGTTGTATTGGTTTTGTTCTGTCCATTCTATATGTTGTTGTTTTTTATTCTCAAATGTACCTCTTGAAACAAAACCTAAATGTAACATATCATTTATTAAGTTCTGTTGTTGTTGTGTTCCAACAGATTCTTTTGGTTGAACATGAGTAAAACTATTACTAAAATAACCACCACAAATTGTCATATTTTTCTTTTTTAATTATGTTTAATATACGAATGATCTTTTAATAATCTTAGTCCTCTATTTCTCCAATATAATCTTCATAAATTTCAAATATCCCATTCCCATCTACAATAAACGGGTCCTCATCACTACAAAACCCAAAGAAACCATTGTCTGTAACCATGAATTTATCTGCCTCGATTTGTTTGATATCTGCTCCTTTTTCAATTAATTCTGCTAATGCTTTTTCTACTGTCATAACTTTTTTCTTTTTTAATTTATACTTTAATATACGAACTCTCTTTAATAACTTCTATTCCTTTACTTGAGTATTTTCTCTTAATATCATTACAATAGCTTCAAATCCTTCTTGTATACTTAAACCTTTAGTTGTGTAAAAGTCAATCAAATCATCTATACAAAAACATTCATTAATGTCATCTATCATACCATTAACTAGTCCTGGGATTTCATCATCGTCATGAATTTCTTCAATCCATTCTGTTTCATTTTTGATGATCATTTGTTTAATTTCTTCAATGCTTATCATAACCTTTATTTTTTTTATTTATACTTAAATATACAATTTATTTAACCAATTTCTAATTCCCCATTTTCATCAAACCAAGGTTCATATTCACCATGTTCCGCCATCATATCATCTAATTCAAAGAAGTCTGTTGCCGCGGCACGTTTCAATTCATGACATACTGCTATTACTGGGTATTCATCTCCTCTAGTTGGGTGTTCAATAAATATAATTTTTTGTCCTTGGCTGTTGATCATTGAACCATATTCTGTTGGTTCATATGACATTAATTTTTCATAATTCATAACCTTTATTTTTTTTTATTTATACTTTAATATACGAACTTTATTTTAAATCTCTATTTCCCTAAAATTTCATCTAAATAAACTTTAATATATTCCTTTACATCATCATATTCAAAACCCATCTCTAACATTTGATCTGCTATTTCATTAATAGCTGTTGTTAAATTTACAGCTGATTCGAATGTTAATAGGTTTTCAATTCGTTCTCTTTTTTCAAAATTCATGTCTTTCTTTTTTATTTACTGAAATATACGAAAGCAGCTTTAATTAGCTGCTTCCTCTGTTGAATTTTCGTCTTCATCCTCCTCAATTATAAATTCATCAAGTACTGCATCGATATGTTGTATTATGTCCCCAATGTTAATATCTACTCTATTCAATTCAATTCTATTATCATAATTCAACTCAAACTCTGCACTATTCAAATCAACTAAATCATCACAATTACGGTCCATTACTAACTCAAATTTGTTAGATATTTCCCTAGCTATTTCTGCTGTGAGTCCTCCTACTTCAATTTGTTTAATCAATTCAATTACTTTATCAATATCAACTGTTGATGATAATGCTTTTGCTGTTTCTAGTTGTTCAATTAAATTTTCCTTTTTCATAACCTTTATTTTTTTAAATTTATACTTAAATATACGAATTCTATTTTACTTAAGAGCTTCCTTTTTATTTTTTTCAATAATTAAATTCATTGCTGATTGATTTTCTGGTAATGAATTGTTGGGTTGGATTTCCATCTCAGTCATTAAATCATGAATTCTAGCCCATTCCGATCTTGAACGCGATGTAATAATATGATCATCTCCAAACAATTTTATATCTAAATGTAATTGTAAAAATGATTCTGCTTCTTTTTGTTGAACTACTTCAATCATTTGTTTTTTTGTCATAACTTTCTTTTTTTAATTATACTTAAATATACGAAATCTATTTTAATCTTCTTCGTCCTCTATTTCAAACTTTTTATTTTTTAATTCAAGTTCTAAATTATCCAATTCTTCTTTTAATCGTTCTATAAACGATTCCTCACCATCATCACCTGCCAACAACCAATCTATACGTTGAGCATATATTTCTGCTTTGCGGAGTATTTCATAGCCTTTTTTAAATTCTGCTATGACTTCATCTGGGTATTTGTAGTGGTTTAGGTCCTCTGGGTATTTTTCATACCATTCTCTATCTCTGTAATAGCCTTCTTCTTTTAATTCACGTGGTGTTTTTGGTTTGCCACTTCTAGCTATTTCTTGTTCAACATCATCAGCTATGTATCTGATTTTATATTGATTGTAATCAAATGTTCCTCCACTCATATTTTCTTTATTTATACTGTAATATACGAAATTTATTTGATAATTTCTATTCCTTTACTACCCAACCTTTTTCAACTAAATGTTTAATAAACCCTCTAAACTCAGCTATACCTTGCTCGTCCATCATTTCCTCTGCCTCAACCATACTTTCAGGGTTTCCTTCTAAAACACCTAGGAACCATCTATTATTATCACAAGTATCATGTTCAATCCATTCATCTCTATTTGCTGGGCGTTTGTCTGTAATGGCTATGTCTATTATTTGAGTAAAAATATCTGTTAAATTTATCGCTTCATCTCTCAATATAGCTGTTGCTTGGAAACACCAATTATCTGATTCCCAAATACAACCTAAAGTACTGGTAACTAACATCTCATTAATTTCTACTATTGGTAATGTTGATGATTCTCTAACATACCATACTCCATCTACTTGTATTCTATCTTTCATTTTCTTTTTAATTTGAGTGGAATATACGAAAAGAGGCTTACGCCTCTATTTCCTCTAATTTTTCTTTTAAATTTTCTACTTCACCTCCAAATCGAGATACTAACCAAATTCCATCTTTAGTTAAACAGTAAATGTAATCAACACTACTATCCATTTCAAACAATGCTTCTACTCTTGAATGTGTTTGGTAATGTAAATCTTCTCCTCTATCTCTACAATATGCAATTATATTTTCTGTTGATTCCTCTAATGCTGAAATATCTCCTAGTTCTATTAGTTTTTCTGTTTTTTCTCTATCGTAGTGTTCAAATAATTTTTTACCTACTCCTTCTAAATAACCATCAAAATGACAATATATTGATGTTACTGTTCCGTCTTGATTTTCAATTGCTATTCTACTTCTTGTTGCCATAACTTTCTTTTTTATTTATTTAAATATACGAAAGCCTCTTTAATTAGAGGCTTCCTGATTGTTAAATTTATTTAATATCTCTTCAGTATTCAATTTAGCGAATTCATTATCATATTTTGAATGAATACTTTCTGTATCTCTTTTAGAAAACAATCTAAATTTAACCCAACTTCCTGAAATGAATTTAATGTTCATTAAATCAATTGTTCCGTATTTGGTCCATTCTACTTCAAGTGTTACTGTAGCGGTTGGATATTTTTCTTTATATTTCTCAACTGTGTATTGTTTTACATCTGTTTTCTTTAGAAATTCTTCAAACTTATGTTGTTCTCTTTCATTATAACATCTTAATTTCTCCAATAACGTTTCAAGTTTGATATAACGTGAACTATTTTGAAGAGTATAACAATTAAATTTACCTTTAAAAACATCAGTATTAAGTAATGCTTCTTTCATTTTACTCCCATCAAACCGAGTTCCTTTTAAAAAGATATTTCCTGAAGTGGTTAGGTAAGTTAATTCTGTTGTGAATTGATTTTTATTCCAACTAGAACCTAATATGACTTCTCTTGTAATAGTTTCTATTTTGAAATTGTTTACATAAGTAACATCCTTAATAAACCCAGCAGCATTCAATAACACCTCAACAGACCTAATAAATTTTTCTTTTTCTTCTACTGTTTTCTTAGAAAGATTAATAAAATCAGCTATCATTTTTTCTTGTTCAGGTGTAAATAATACACCTTCAAATAGATCTAATTGATTTGGATCTTTGATCTGTTCTTGTTCGTTTAAATTTTCCATAACTTTTATCTTTTTTTAATTATACTTAAATATACGAATTCAATTTTAGTATCTATATTCCCTCTCTAATTTTATTTCTTCACCCCAAACATAATTTTCACATTCCTCATGTGTCCCCATAAAAAGAGTTTCTCCAGTACTTACATTTACCACTATGTAGGTAGATCTTATTAATTTTTGTATTTCCATATCTTTATTTTTAATTTAAACAACTGAATTACAATCTTTACATTTCCAAAGTCTCATTCCTGATGAGTGGCGTACGGCAATGTATATGTTCTTATGTTCACATACAATTGGTTTAAGTGTTTTTTTATCCATATCTTTATTTTTTCTTTAAATATACGAACTTTATTTTTCATTTCATATTCCTCTTAACATTAAAAGCCCACCTTTTTAGATGGGCTTTAATCGTATATTCAAGATAAAACGGTTATGAAACGTTTTGTAGTCAGGACAGGATTCGAACCTGTATTGTTGAATTACCCAGCTTCAACTGCTTAAGTATAGCGTCTACCATTCCGCCACCTGACTATATTATTTAAATTAGGAGTAAACCTAATGATAAACCAATATAAACTGAATGGTATAAAACCATCCAAAAATCAAATAAAATTTCTTTGGTGGTATTTTCATATTGATAGATTTTAAAACTTCTTAAATATAAATACAACCCTCCAAATGGTATGTGATATTTTTTCATGTATTTAATCTTCTAATTTGATTGTTTCCCCATCATATCTAATCTCTTGAATAGTACTTACATTTACCATTCTGTATGCTTGTTTCTCCATGTCAAATACAGGCAATAATGATTTTTCTTCAGCATTGTATTTTAATGTTCCTCCTTGTAAATGTTTTTTTACACCTAAACGGGCAATCATTGTTCTCAATGAACCATCTTTTTTAATGAAATCAACTGAGAATATCTTTGTTTCTCCTACTGTTGTTCTAAATTCTCTTACTGTCATAACTTTTATTTTTATTAAATATACGAAATTTATCTTATTAATTCTACTCCTTTTAACTTTTTTTCCATGATTTTTCTTAATCTTTCTTTAGCTCTAAAAAAATATGATTTAGATGTTCCTTCACTAATCCCAAGTTCATTAGCTATTTGTTGATGTGAGTATCCATCAAAAATAAATTTGTTAACAACTAATTTAAGCATAGGAGCTAACCCTTCTATTGCCTCTAATGCAGATTCTATTATTTTTTCCCTTAATATGTTATCTTCATTTTCCTCAAAATCATTACTAGATATTAAGTTAATAAACTTATAATCAGTTTGTACATTAGTAGGTCTAATTTTTTCTCTTCTTAATCTGTCAAATGAAGTATTATACATGATTCGTCTCATCCACGAGTATAAAATAGCCTCTACTTTATAATTGATATGATCACTTTTAAATGTATGTATGGATTGAAAAACTTTAATAAATCCATCTTGAACTGTGTCTTTAGCTACTTCCGGGTCTGAGGTATGTTTGTAACAAACTGCTAACATCTTGTTATAAAAAAGATTATATAATTCTTTTTGAGAGTTAGAGTCTTGTTCAATACAACCTTTTATTATTTCTTTTAATTTTTCTTCTTTCATAACTCTTTTAATATACGAAACCTTTATTTTAAAATCTAATCCTCTTTATAATCAAAGTTAACAGCCATATATGTTGGAACATAAAATGTTTGCCCAGCGCACGCATTGTATTTTATATGTTCTTGGTGAGGTAACACTACAAACCATGATTTTTCTTTATCACATCCGGTTAATTCTGCTTTCATAGTTGGAGATAAATTAGTGTATGTTATTTTACCAATCATTCCCTTAATATGTTTGAATGTTTTATTATCGGGTGTTACTTTTCTCATCGTTTCATTAAATAAAAGATTCCTACCATTCCGATAATTAACACAACTACAGCAAGTGGTATCCAAAGCGGAGCAAATACCCACCACCACGACCAATACTGTACTGGTCCGATTTCGGCTAGTTTTAAAGTTAAAAATATAAGGAAAAGTATCATTCCAATCCCTAATCCGCTTGATGTTGATTTATTTTTGTCCATGTAATGTTTTTATGTGGTTTTCTGCTATTTTTAATTGACGTTCTAATATGTTTATGAATTTATCTCGAGATTCTAAATTTTCTTTTAGTATCTCAATCATTTCATTTTGAAGATCAAATGTCTCCTTCAGTTGTTCTAGTATCTTCTCCATTTTTCTTTTTTTCATTTTCTGTTTCTTTAATGTCAATGTAAATTGCTATGTATGAAAATAACAATACAACTACCACTAATGTGGTAATTGGGTCAAAATAAACTCCTGTTGCAATAGCAACAATGGATAAAAGTGTTAATGTTGTTTTTAAATGTGTGTTCATATTTTTTTATTTTAAATATACAATTTTTCTTTTGCTCATACACGTCCTTTTTAAAAAAACCTGCCGTGCGTTCGTATCCACACGGCAGGAAAAGAAACGGTTATGAAGCGTTTTGTTGTCAGGACAGGATTCGAACCTGCATTTCCTAATTAAACGTTAGGTAATTTACCATTTAAGTACACCTGACTTACCTTTGTCTTAGGCAGCTATAAATTCAGCTGCCATTGCAAATAATTTTTGGTTGATTTCTATGTCTTGTTTGAAATTCTTTACTTTACGAGCTTTTCTTACTTTAGCCCCTGACATATATGTGAAACTTCCATCTAATATCTTTTCTTGAATCACGTTAAACACTGACCATAAATCACTACCTTTATCTTCAGGGCGTGTTGGTTCAAGTAACAAATCTAAATCAATGTTCAAACCTTCAACTTGTTCTTCTGTGAAACGTGTTGTCAATGCTTTTGTAGCTAATTCTTTTGCTTGTTCCTCACTCAATTGGATAGCTTTCATTTTGTTCATTGATTCAACTGTTAACGGTAAATGTTCAACCATGGTACGAACTTGTTTCTGTAGTTCCTCAAACGTATATCCCATATGACGGATTCTTACATTTTCAAATTCTTGAGTGGAAACAACCAAACCGTTTTCACATATCATTCTGAAAATTCCTGCTATGAATGTGAATGCGTTTTTTCCATCATTACTATTGGTTAGTAAAAGTTGAGGAAAAACTGTATCACCATCTGCTCCATTGATTACAATGTCTGGGTTACGGAATACAACTAAATGTTTTTGGAAGCCAACACCCTTTCTTGCTTTCACTTCTTTAACATCAACTACACCCCATCCTAATTGTTCCATATCCTCAATCACCTTATGAGTCGGGATATGTGTAAATTTGTCTGAAACAGTTGGTGCAGCAGTTTCAGTGAATACTGATTTTGCTTTTTCTTTGATTTGGCTTGTGCTTAAAAAGCCATCATTTTTTAAATTTAACATAACTTTTTCTTTTTTAATTTATTTAAATATACGAAAACTTTTTTGGGTTTCCAAACTTTATTTATAAAATTTACTATCATCTATTTCAAAATCAAAATCATCGTCTCCCATTTTGTAATAGTCATCTTCTTCATCATCTATTAAATCAAACAAGTCCTCTCCAGGATCCCTATATTCAGGTAATAATCCAGCTTTCTCTACCATCCACCAAACTCTATCTTTGTACAAATCAATTGAAGTGCCATTTATTTCTGTAATTCCTCGTTCAGTGAGTAATGCTAATTCCATAATTAACTTGCATGTTAAATTGTCGATTTCGTCGGTTGTTAATTCACCTGCTTTGAATTTGCTTTTTAACGTTTCAAATTTTGTCTCGATAATGTGTTTTTCTTTTTTTGCCATAATAACCTTTATTTCTTTTATTTAATTTAATATACGAAAATTATTTTAGATTTTATATTCCTTTATTTAATTCATCTCTTAAAATTGCTGCCACTTCATATTCTTCCATTTCAATAGCATGTTTCATCATATCTTTTAACAATAGTAAAATATCGTAATTGAATTCGTTTTCAAGTAAATGTTGCAATACTAATTTATCTCCTATACATAATTTACTTTCTGCAATTATTGGATGAAAACCATTGTTATTTTTCACTGTTAAGAAATTTCTTCTATACATAACCTTTATTTTTTTCTTACTTTAAATATACGAATTTACTTTTAAATCTTCTATTCCTCTAGTAACTTAAAGTTTGATTACTTCTTTGAATTTCCTTCATTTCTTTTTTATACAAGTCATAATCAAAATTAGCTATAAGTAAAATAATACTAATTACTATAAAAATAGCAAACGAAAATATAACAAAATACTTTAAACGTTTAATGTTTTTTGGATTACTCAAAAACACTACTAAACCGTAAGCTAAACCTACTTTAACTAACAATGATGTAAAATTTATTTTCATAACTTTTTTCTTTTATACTTTAATATACGAAATTTCTTTTTCAAAACCTATTCCTCTATTTAATCCATTCGCTATGTCCCTTTTCAATAGCTTCCTCAATGGTTAAATCTGGATTTTCTTTTAAATAAATCAAAGACCAAACAAACACTTCAGCTTCAAGGTCATATTCTTTTGCGTTAACTAAAGCATAGTGTGCTGCTTTAAGTTCCTCTAAAATTCTCTCTTCCATGGTTATAAATATTCCTTTTCTAATCTAAATGAAGTTCCTTGTTGAATCAATCTAATTTGAGAATCTCTTTCAAGTGGTTTGGCTTCATCTAAATTATCACTGAAAGCAGGATAACCGCCCTGTAAACCACAAAACACCTGACAGTATTCGTTTAACACTATAAATTGTTTTGGTTTAGGTTCACATCGTTTTTTATCTAATATAATTTTCATTTCTTAATTTTGAATGAAATATACAAAAGGGAGCTTACGCTCCCTCTTCCTCTGTTAAATATTTTTTTCTTAAAATTAAATCGTAGTAATTGATTTCAACAGGAATTCCATCTTTTCCATGTCTAGTCCAAGTGTTTGGAAATTCTGTTTTACATTGCTCAATACGCTCTGCTTTTGATTTTGTTTTGTCAGTGTGATATTCATAGTATATCCATGACTCCCAATAATGATCTTGTTCAGGTGCATTCCATGTAATTGCTATTTGATATCCAAAAAACACAAATGACCAAATTGGAGCCCATTCAAAGCGAATATCTTTATCTGTCCATTTTGTTTTCCATCCCAATTCTACAAAGTCAATACCAATACGTTTGTTTTTTGGATAGGTATATCTCATTGCGCGAGCATATGCAGTGTCATAATCGGGTACTGTTTGGGGTGATCCATATTTTACATTGCGTTCATTAAAATCTTCTACACGTTTTATCTGGCGTAATGCATCTTCGTGGGCTAATGCCGGAGTTGCTTTAACCCATTTACGTGGGTAGAAATATGGTGTACCAATAGCTGTTTTTCCAATATAAAACCTTGGTGTAAGTGGTTTGAATGGGGAAAAATATGTTTTTAAATATCTGAGGTTTTTCATGAAGTTATTTGTTAATGGTTAGTTTTTTAGTTTCAATGACTTCTCCGTTTTTTAAAAGATTGACAACATATATTCCTTTTTCCATATTGTTAAAATGCATTTGTTTAGCATTATTTGCTTGTATTTTAGGAAGAAAAATTTCATCATCTTTATAAACTATAAGTGAATCAACTTCTTGAGCCCATTGTAATGAATAAGCATCACATCCATTCTTTGATGATTTACATCCAAATAAAGAATAACCTAAAGTTATTCCTGTTAGGATATAAATAATTTGTTTCCAATTTATTTTCATATTTTAAATTTTATTCTAAAATCTAGCTAATGGATCTACTTTTGGAGCACCTCCGTCTGTTTCACCTTTTGAGTTGAATGTTTTTTCTTCTGGTCTAACTTCAACTACTACTCCATTTATTTTAAATGAACCACCTTGTTTAAGTAGTTTTTTAAATAATGTCTCGTGACTTTCTTTCCATTCTTCACTTGCTTTAAGGACAGTTTGTTTGTCTACTATAATTCCATCAAATTTAATGGTAATTCCTTTTCTAATTGATTGTGGTGATATCATTGTTTTATATTTGGGTTAATTTGTATTTTAGTTCCACCATCTTTCAATATTCTCTTCCATTATTTTAAATAACAGTTTACGAGAACGTTCTTGGTTTCTGTATGCTATTTCTCTTGCAATTTCATTTTTTTCCTTATCTGTTTTATCGATCAAACGATATTGTCTTGGATATTTTGCAAAATAGTCTATAAAATTCTCACTGGTAATTTCTGTTTCCATTGTAAACCATTTTTCGGTTTCATCTGTTGGAACAAATTCCCATTTCATTTCATATGTGTCATAATATTCATCCATATACAATTCCTCTTGTTGAATACGAGCCAATCTAGCACATAAAAACATTTTTTCAGCATCACGTTCAGCACTAACATGGTTTCCATGTTTGTGAATATAAGTGGCTTGTTTTTCTAGTTTATGGATAAGTATCTCATATATAAAATTTGAATCCCAATCTCTATCTCTCCAAATTACAGGAAACCATTTCCATAAGTTTTTAATTCCGTTTGTGAAATCTCTATGGTAATATCTACCTTCAAATTTCCACCACAATTTAATTTTGTCTATCATAATTTTAAAATATATCATTTAAATGTTCAGGGCAAGTATCAGCAATGTGCTTCTTCCACCATTTCTTCAATAATTTCAGCATCTTGAATTGTTTCTACAAATAAAAAATGTGAATCTGTTTTCAACACATGATCCACGTTAAACAACGAGTCTCTTCCTTCTTTAACTATTTCCATGTTTAATATACCATTTGCGTTTGTAAACGATGAAATCGCTATTTTTCGGTGGATGATATACATTTGTTCACCATGTCTGTACCACTGTTTCATTTTATGTCGTATTGTTTTTTAAATTTTTCAATAAACGATTTTCCAATTCCAATATCAACCACTTCACACCCATCTGGAATAAGTGGTTTACGTTTAGCTGAGGTTAAAATAGTGTCAACTTCAGATTCTGTTACTAGCATGTAGTGTTTTTTTCCTGTTGGTTTTTTATATACTACAACTGTTGGTATTTTTTCCTCAGCTGGTCTACCTTTGCCTTCGTGACTGATTCTCATAGTTTAAATAATTCGTAGTTACTATTTTCTGTTTTGAATTTAATATAGTCTTCCCTCTGTTCTATAATTTCGGTTACAGGTGTAGTTTGCCATGTAAAGAAAAATGGGTGGAACGGGGACATTAACAGTGACCTACCTATTTCAAGTTGTGGATGTCTTTCTTTGAAATATCCTCCTTCATCCCATTCTACCCAAAGAACATCTTCTGAATGTTTTGTTAAACCGTCATGTTCTCTTACTAGTTTATATTTTGGGGTTGGTCTAGAATCTTCTATATCAACTGGTATTTTAGTTTGATTCAGTTTGCTCATTTCTTATTGTTTTTAAACCCCACATTAAATTAATCCACATCATTTCTTTTTCTGCTCTATAAGCAAGCATAGGTAATTTTTTCTTGATGTATTTTTTACCAAATTCAATCCATTCATTGTTTTGCTCTTCAGTCATTGTGTATTCTTGAAACCAATTATCTTTACGATCTTTGATATCATCATATGTTACTTCATGACCTGCAATTTTAAACATTTCATTAATCAAATCAACTATTGATTGATCGATTTTTTCCTGTCTACTTAATCTCTTTGCCATCTTTTTTATTTTAAATATACAAAACTTCTTTTAAATAGCCTATTCCTCTTACAACCATTTAATTTCATTGGTAATGTTGTCCCACTCAATTGTTAATGGAATATTTTGATACATATATTGCTCGTTTAAAACAGCAGCGTTTATAAAATGTGTATGTCCATTGAAATAATATCCTGCACTGCCATGAATATGACCAAATACATGTATTTTTGGTTTGATTTCATCTACTCGAAAACGTAACATTTCACATCCAACTCGAATTGTATGCCCTCCTGGTACATCCAAATGTCCGTAAGGTGGACCATGTGTAACTAATATGTCTGTATTGTTTGGAATAGCATCCCAATATGCTTTCATTTTATCTCCGTTTCGAGGTAAATTGAATGCCCAATTGTAAAATTCAGGTTGCCACGGTGAACCGTAAATGCGAATGTTATCTTCTGGTGAGTCACCGTTTGGCCCATCATTGTAGTCAACCCATTCTTCATCCTGTAGATAATCTATTGTTTTATATTCGTCTAGTATAAATTTTGTCCATTCAGGGTCATTTTCAAATAAACGATCGTGGTTTCCAGCAATGAATATTTTGTTCTCGTAGTTATTTATTTTATCAAACCACTCTAAAAATTGGGTTGCCTCTGTTTGTTGATAACCTGAGTTCATAAAATCACCAGCGTGGATCAATACGTCTCCACCAGGTAAGTCTTTTATGATTTGGTTATGTTTTCCGTGAGTATCTGATATAAAGGTAATTTCCATTTTCATACTTTAAGTATATGAAAGAAAATTTAAATATCCAAGGAAAAAGAAACCCTACTATAAAAGTAGGGTTGAAGTGGAGGATAACGGAGTCGAACCGTTGACCCCCTGCGTGCAAGGCAGGTGCTCTAGCCAGCTGAGCTAATCCCCCAACATGTAATAAAATAGAGTAAATACTAAACCAAATACCACTCTTGCTATTACAACATATATTAAAGCCCAAAACGGACCTACAATAGCGTATAATAAAATAAATACACCTATACATATGAATAAATTTCTCAATAATTTAAAGAAATGCCATCCATCTGTTACCCCAACAAATAAAGTTGTTGAACCTGGGAAACGAGGTCCAGCTAATGGGTCTTTATTTTTGTACTTGTTATACCAAGATATTTTTGGGTCCCAAAAGTACTTTTTTTTAAAACAATAGAAAATAGATGATTCAAAATGGAATTGTAAAGTGTCCATTATCGCTTCACACCATCCTGCTATTCCAAAACAAACTATGCTTGCTATTGTATAAAATACTATTTCAAATATTATTGCCATTGTTTTTTCTGTATTGAAGGTACCACACTAAATTTGCTGTAAAACCTCCATACACTGCAATGAATGTAGATATTTTCAAATACCAACTATCTAAATAACCGTTTGCTAGCCAAAATGGCCATAAAACACACGTTACACCTAAAAACACTATTGCTAATATACTAGTTATTTTATCCATGTTTATAAATATTAAGCGGAAGTGGTAGGATTCGAACCTACGGAACCCTTTCGAATTCACTGGTTTTCAAGACCAGCCTTTTAAACCGCTCAAGCACACTTCCGTTTGTTATAAATATTAAACATTTTTTAAACTACGAATTGTAGCTTGTAAATGTGTAATTGTGTCACTTAAATTTTTTGAAGGAAATTCTTTATATTTTTCCTCCAATTTTGCTAGAACGTTTTCTAGTGAGCCAAGTTCTACTTTTACTTTCAATTGTTTCTTTTCCATGCGGTGCGTACGGGACTCGAACCCGTGACCCTCTGCGTGACAGGCAGATATTCTAACCAAACTGAACTAACGCACCAAAAAAACCCTAGAGGTATCTATTGATCAAGTAGACCATCTAGGGGGTGATACTGGTTATATGGTAGTTTGTAAAGGCAACGCGTTTGCACTTACAAAGCATCCCAATTTCCCAATATCGAAAAGGCCATACAAGTGAGCTGATCTTACGGTAAGCCCGATGGCACTGGGCCTATGGTTATCTCACCACAGGGGGGCGTGGTACATTGATTTGGGTTCAATGTATAAAACCTTTATAGATTCCTTACTCAAGGTAAAGAACTATACTCGAGCAACCGTATCACTCGAGGGTCCCAACATTTGCATGTTGGTGGGGTGCAAAAGACCTACCCTGGTACGCTCGATCGTGGTCACCACAGTCCAGAAGCGTGGTAGGTATTTGTTTATACATATTGTTAACATTTTATTCCACCAAATTTTACTCGTTTAGATTCATTTTTAACATCAGAATCAAGTGATGTTGTAGTTATTGTAGTTGCGCTACATACTGGGGTAGTCATTAAATCAGGGAAATTATTGTTGTCATCACAAGTAATTTGGTATGGAGTGATTCTAAATGGTTCCGTATGTTGAATTGATGGTAAAGATACTTCTGGTGTCTTTTTATCAAATACTAGTTTTAAATGGTCTTTAATTTGTTGAGTTTGTGTTATGTTCAACTCTTTTGGATCGGCCATTTCCATAAATCCTTGTAGCCAATAAACGAATTGTTCTGGTGTCATATAACTTTATTTAAAAAATGAACTTTTAAAACCCATCTCTCATTGAGGTAAGGAAACTCCATTCAATGTTTTTTGCGTAGCCAGGACAGGACTCGAACCTATATTGTCAAGCAAGTATCATTCACAGTTCTTGCCTTCGTAGTTGTGAACCTACAGCGTCTACCTTTCCGCCACCTGACTATTTAAAAAAACACACTCTTCAGCCTTCTACTCCCAGCCCCGAGAAATTGTATCTAGCTTAGCCCGCCTCACCGCTGTGTGGGAACTGAAGTTTATGTGTTTTTTGCGTGGTCAAGGGGGGACTCGAACCCCCTGCTGAGTATAGTACATTTACCCTTATGCAACATGACCATTGTAGTGGAGATTTGTAAACCAACGTATGATCACCCCTACGTTTCGTTTCTTTTGTCTTCGGCACTCCACTGTTGCAAGTACTCCTTATCTTGCGCCGCCGTTCGTGAATCTTCCGAAATTCCAACGACTGTTACTGTTAACTATCGGAGTCAAGTAACTGCTGTTGTCCCACAAGGGCTCGAACCTCGACTCTTCTGGACCAAAACCAGACGTGTTGCCAGTTACACCATAGGACAATGTGAGGTTGAGAAGTCCTCTGTGTTGTAAGACAGTAGCCCGAATCACTTAATCTTATTTAATCCTGTTCCTTTCTCAAGGGGACAACACAATATTGCAGGATATCGCTTAACCTGCGGTGCTGCTAGCATTACACACCTTTGATGTTTCCATCACGCGATTTTTTTGTACTCGGGGCGGGAATCGAACCCGCACGGGCGTAATGCCCACAGGATTTTAAGTCCGGCGTGTCTACCAGTTCCACCACCCGAGCATTTGCAGGATCCGCTCCCTGCATTAGACTTGTACTTCGTCCTATTAAGCGTTTTTGTAGTCCCACGGGGAATCGAACCCCGCTTTCTAGGATGAAAACCTAACGTCCTAACCGATAGACGATGGGACCATCTATTATTTTCTTTTACTTTTTCTGATTGCTTCTGCCTTTATAAAGGACAACCAACCTTGTAACTGTTCTGCTCTTTGTCTTGTGCTTACTTTGCTCATGTTTTTTATTTTAAATATACAAATTTTATTTTACTATTCCAAGTTCTTTTTCTACTTCTTTAATATGCTTACATCTTCTATCTTTTGCTCTCCATGTTCCAGGACAATTACAACTTAACTTCCCTATATTTTCTCTCACTGTATAAAAACCATCTGAACTAGATGATTCAAACTCCCATGTTTTTTCTTCTTTATGTTGAAGTGTTGCTTGTTTAGTTTCAGTTTTAGTTTCTATAATTGTAATGTCATCTAATGTTGTATCTGAAGAACATTCTATACCCGCTGGCATGATTACTATTTTATCGAAGAGTCTTACTATTGCAACTGGTAAGTAAGGGTGTTTTTCAACTTCATATTTAGCCATGACCTTTCTTTCTTTTAAATTTAATATATAAATAAAAGGTCAAATAACCAAATTATTTTTTCTTATCCTTTAAAAACTTTATAGCATCCACAATTTTAGCACAATCCTCATATAATTCATGTTCCTCATATATAGATAAATTGTTTTCCAATGTTACTATAAAATCTTGTCTATCAACTGTTATATCATATATAGTTTGTTCTTGCTCTACAAGTACAGATAGAGCATGTAAATGTCTTTTTCTCCCTTTTAAATTGTTGAGTATAGTGTCAACTAACGCTTTTGAAATCCTCAAATCACGTTTAGCAATCATTTCCTCAAACTCTTCACTATCGAATACATTAATTTCTATTGCCATGTTAAAATAAATTTAAGAATCCCGGGTCAATATTTTTCCCCTTTAATTTACTAAATTTTTCATCGTTCTCCAACATTTTATTGGCTAACTTTTCCAAATGACGTTGTTTTTGTTTATCGTAATCTTTGACTAATTTAGTATGTTTTTTACTTTTCATTTCAATAATAAATATTATTTTTTCCTCGAAACTAAAGAATACGGATCATCCTCAACTCTAGTATCAAACCCACCTAGTTCCTCTAATCGTTTTTTAGTATATTCATCTACTTGGAAGTCTACCATCTCACTTGTTTTATAAGTTGCTTGATGGCTTTCTAAAGCGTCTAAATCTCGTTCTGTAAATACATTTCCTACTTGGATAAAGTAACAATTATAACAACATAACTGTGCATTCCCGTCAGTAAAATCATATTTATGTTTATTAAGAAAAACCATAATTAATGGTATTTTACCGTCAATATTTCGTTTTTCATTAAATCCGCAATAATAACATTGCTCCAGCATATAACCCGCTTCAACTAATTTAAATTTCAGTTTTTCAGGGTTAAATGAAGAAGCATCTATTCTCCCGTTTACTATATCCTCAACAGGAGCTATTTTTCCAAATTTACTATTATTTAAAAACTTCGGAATACCTTTCCCACATTGGTTC